TTAGTATCGTATGCTGTATCAAGAGAATAGTTGTTGTCATACATCTTGAGAGTAAGTTCCTTGGTGTACTTCTCCGGCTGATCATACACCTTGAAGTATCTTGTATCAGATGCATCATTTTCCTTGACTTCCCAATACTTGCTGATGTCGAGGTTGTCAAGAATGCCATCATAGTTATCGAACTTCATTGTCAGTTCAATTGATGGCACGTTGCCTATCATACGGCAGTCAGCAAAAGAGACAGACATCTTATAATCAAGAAGTCTGTCCGTTACATTTGTCTCTCCATATTTTATAAGCATATGATCACACCTCAATCAGAGAGAAAGAGAATGAATCCGCCTTTAGACCAGACTGCACTCTCTTATAATTGTACTTCTTATTTGAAGCATACATCTTCTTGGTTCCTCTGATACCATGATCAGGAATGTAGAGTTCTGCCGTGAACTCTGCCGGAGTGAGTACCTTCAGAATATTCATTACATCTGTGAATGTATTCAACTTATATGTACATGTAATCTTAAGCATGTTAGAACGTATTCTATTTCTTCTTAAGATGCCTGTTGAGACAGGTCTGACACTATCCGAATCTAAATCATTGATTTCTACGCTGATCTCTGAAGGAGTCGGAATAAGTGTTCCGTTTATCTTGATTTTCGCTTCATCTGCCATTTATTCCACCCCCCTAATAGTCAAATACAGGCTTGCCTGTGCGTGCTTCATAATCTTTGATGTTATCAATCACCATCTTAGTGATCACTCTGCCATCATCAAGCACTAACTTAATGACGTAGGTAGCACCTGTGCCATCATTCTGAGGAAGTGATAATCTTTCTGAAATCTTTTCAGCAATCATATCAAGTCCCTGTGTGTTTCTTTGTAATGGGATTACTGCTTCTGTTCCTGCTTCACCGATATTGGCAATAGTGGATGCACTTACGATACCACCTTTTGCGAGTCTAGGAATCCTAGGAATTGAGAATCCTTTTCCACCAACTCCAGGAACCCAGTCAGGAATCTTTATCTTGCCGATGCTGCTTAAGAACTTATTGATTCCATCAATCATGAAATTCAATGGAGCCTTGAAGATGTTGCTTAATCCGGAAACAATACCCTCAAATATCTGTCTGACTCCGAACCATGCCCTTCTCCAGTTGCCTGAGAATACACCACTGATGAAGCTAGTAAGTCCCATAAAGACAACTTCTAATGAATTGATGATAGGCCCCATATAGTCCCTGAACGCCTTGACGACATTCTTAACCGTTTCAAACACATTCTTCCATTTGAAACCAAAAGTTCCTTCCATCCATTCACCTAGATTACGGAAGAATTCTCTGATATTGTTGACTCTTTCACAGATCGTTTTGTCTGCGAGTTCAATAATTCCTCTGATTGCAGCAAATACCATATCAAATACACCTCTTAATACTGTTAAGGCTAATCTGAATACAGGTCCTAGAATATCAAGAATCGTACTGAATATAGGTGTGACAAACTTAAGAAAATCACTTAATAATCCCATTATGCTCTGGAATACATTTTCCCATGCACTCCACAATGGTTTGAGAACAGTGTCCACAAAATCTTTAATGATTCCCCCGACTGTATCAATGATAGGTGCCACAATATTTAGAAATACCTTCTGAACAATAGTAGCAATATTTCCTAGAATGCTTACTATGTCATCTCTAAAATCCTCGCTCTTCTTCCATAAATCTGCCACTGTAGCAATAACTGCCCCAATGATGACATTTACAGGATTCACCGCCATTACAATAGATGCGAAGATCTGTGGAAGAATTCCAAATGCGCCACTTAGTGCAGTTGCAAGCGATGCCCATCCTGAAAATACTCCCACTGCGAGCTGTATCTGTGTGATAACAGTGCCAAGAATACCAGCGAGAGTAGAAAACAATGATAATCCCGCAATAGCTGAAAGAATGCTAAGAATTAGACCTACATTGTCTGCTATGAAAGAGAATAATCCATCAATGATACTAAGAACTCCATACACTGCAACTAATACAACAGTCCAGTTAATCGCTTTAGTAATATCTCTCACTATTTTCAGAATCTCATTGATGATCTTCAATATAGAGTTAAAGATATTCCATAAACGCTGGATGATTAAATCACCTAGACCGAAAGTATTCCATGCATCGGCCAATCCTTGAGAGATATTGCCAATTATCTTGAAGATGTTAGTAAATATCTTCAATATCAGTTCGACAGTCTTTGCACCTGTGCCGTTTTCCCACACTGTGTACATTGACTTGCCGATTTCCATAAGAAGGTTCTTGACGCCATTAAATGCATATACTGCAGCTGCAATCATTGGCGCTCCAAACTTATCCCATGACTGCTTTAGAGGCTCGAAGAATTCAGCAACCTTCTTCTTGATTTCTTCTAACTGCTTATCTACTTCTTCAAGAAGCCCTTTCTGTTCTTCCGCTCCGCTGTCATCCATGCTGAAACCGCCTATGTCACCACCGCCGGACCCACCGGAACCGCCTGAGCCACCAGAAGATGGATCACTTGAACTATTGCTTGAATTGATGTTATTGATTGCATCGAATCCAGCAAGAGCTCCTTTCAATTCCTTCTTGAGTTTAGAAGCATTACCTGCTGCCTTTTTTAATCCGCTTCCTGTTCCGCTCGCGCCTTTAGAAAGCTTCTGCGAACTATTGGAAGCATCGTTCATATTCTTTGCAAGAGCCCCTGTGTTTCCTGCTGCCTTCTTAGCATTGTTTGACACTCCACCAAAAGAAGAACTCAACTTCTTTGACTTGCCACCAAACAATGCCGTCAGATACCCAACGGCGACCATAATAACTTTAGTGAATGCAACAACATATGGGACGCATGAGTTAATTGCCTTTGCAATATTAGTAAAGAATCCAGCAATATTAGACTGCCCGATTGTATTCATTACTTCGGACATACATCTAACAATAGCTGTTCTCATATTAGCGATTGATGTAGAAATTCCACCTGTCGCATTTCTTGCCTGTTCCTCAAATGACTGATAGCCGTTAATGCCCTGAGTGTTTAACTGCATAAGAGTATTCATGAACTGGTCCATAGATACAGTTCCGTTTCTTAATGCCTCGCCTAGTGCAGAAGCATTAACAAAACCCATGGCCTCAGCCACCTGTTTCATCTGTGCAGGCATTGCAGTCATCGCTGAACGCCATTCAAACATATCGGGTTTACCCTTAGCATATGACTGTGACAACTGTTCTAGGGCTGATTTCTGTATCTCTGAACTTGCACCGCCGGCTAGAATAGCATTATTAAGTGCAAGGAACATATCTGTTGATCTAGAGATGTTACTGTTTACTGACGTAAATCTCTGTACTGCGCCCGATGCATCATCCAGGGTTGTTGGAAGTCCAATAAGCTTATTGCTTAGTTTCTGTACAGATGCATTCGCTTGAACACTGCCAACGCCTAGATTCGACATCACACGGCTATAATTGCTAAGAGTATCAACTCTCTTGATTGCAGCATCAACATTCCCTAATATCGTTGATTTAATCAGAGAAGCAATACCAAGACCCGCCACAATATTGCGAATGCTCTTGAATGAATTGCCAATTGATCCTGTGACCTTATCAACATGATTCTTTAGGCTGGTGACTTCATTCTTCACGCTGTTCAGTTCTGATTTCGCTGATTTCGTCTGAGCAGATATTACTATCTGCAGTTCCTCTACCGTCATTCTGCATCACCGCCTTTCTTTTTCTTAATGCTTCATTATGTCTTCTACTGAAGGCAATACGAGAAGCTCTAGCGCTTGCGACCTCTTTTCTTTCCTTCTCTTTTTCAAACTCTTTCCTATCCTCTTCAAAAAGTGAAGGATAGAAGTCCCACAATTGTGTAGGAGTGAATGAATCATCCTTGCCATTAAGGACAGCAGAAATACAATCCCTTATCTGAAGGGCCTGTATCTGAAGAGATATCGCTTCCTGTCGCACCATTTCTCTTTTCTTTCTTTCATGCGCTGAAATAATATCGTATAGCTCATCTAACGAATAATTCCAAAATGAAAAGGGGTCTACTCCAGCATCAAGCGCTGGATCATAGACCGCCTTGTATATGTAATCTGTAATCAGGATATCTTCTAGAGATTCTTCTTGGCTTCCGCCATTTCCTTTTCCATTTTCGTTTCGAGAGCCCCAGAGAAAAAACCCGATACCTGAAACAATGGAACAAGAACATCACTAAGGAACTCTGTCTGTGAGCCACCTTCATCGATGTATCTATCAAACATATCATTCACATCGCTTCTGTCGATGTTACTGTTGAATTTCTGAAGACCACCATGAACGATGTCCAGCATAGTGCATAATGGTGTCATGCCTGTTTCTGTATTGAGAAGATTGATAAGACTTCCACCATACATCTGTTCTAGTCTTGAGATTTCTCCTGTTGTAAGTTTTAATTTATATTCTTCTTCACCTATCTTCCAAATGATGAAGGGTTTTCTTTTTGCTTTTACTTCCATTTATCTATATCTTCCTTTCTATGCTGCTACGTCTGTTGGGTCAGTAACAGTGAGTTCAGATTGTAATGCGATTGAAACAGTGAATTCAATAGCATCATTGACACCACCGCCCGATCTTTTAACAGTGACCTGTCCTGAGAATGTAGTTGTAGTACCGTCCTTCAATGTTTCCTTGAACATTGCGGTAGCTCCTGTTTTTTCTAGTTCCCTCATTAATCTGTATGAAGATGTTGGCTTGCTGTTGTCATACTTGAATGTATATTCAAGGTCTCCAGGGTCTCCGATACCAAACTCATAGACCTTAACTGCATTATCAAGTGAAGAGTTTTCAACTTTTTCTTTTTCAATACCCATTTCAGGAATCTTCTTCAAACCTGGAAGGTCAGTATAAGAAGTCCCCTTGTTTGTCTTGTCATAAGATAATTTAGCGCCATTTGCTAGCATTATATAATTCCTCCTTATCAGTTACATACCATGGTAGATGTATTCACTATCATAATATGCTTCATAACTCATTTTCTTGTATCTAAGTCCTGATGCATCATCAATATCTCTGCATGATACTCTCTTTAGCCCCATTGCTGATAATGCCTTATCAACTTTCAAGGCTGTATCTGATGTACTCTTAGTATCCCAGATTTCGATTCTGTAAAGGACATGTGATATCTGCTCCTTGTCATCCGTCCATTCTGATACGCTGTTATCTTCCTCAACATACTGAACAGCTGGAAGCTTAGCCCAGTCCTTAGGATAGATGTCAGTGACTTCAAGGCCTTCATCTGTCAGAGCCTTATATACTTTATCTTTAATGTTGATCATATGCTTTTAATCCTTTTCAATTAACTGGCTGATTACAATACCAGCATCTTTTACTGCTTTCTTTTCAGTCTTCTTTGCTCCCTGGTACATGAATGGCTGTGCAGGCTGTCCATCCGACCTGTAATATCTCTTGCCATCAACCTCGATAACTACCCAATGATAGTTATTTATTGCTTCTTCTGATAACTTCTCTTCAGGAATCCACCAAGGTTCCATAGTATAAGAAGGATGTGCATATGGAGATATTCCAGCATGGTCTGCTGCACCTTTTCGACCTGTTCCGAATTCAACATATTGAGCATATGCCTTATTTGTATAAACATATCCCTTGTCGCCTTCAACTCTTGTCTTAATGGAATTTCTTAATTCACCATTATTTACAGGGCATTCAAGAACGCAACCACTTCTGATTGTTTCCGCAGCCTTTCCGAGAACCTGTTCAGGATTCTCAAGAACGACATCTATAGCACGAAGCTTTCTAAATAATTCATTAGCACCGTTGAGACTCATTTAATAATCTTCTCCAGTTCATAGAGATAATGCCTGTTATACTCCTTCATGCTGATGATTCTGTAATCCGGTTCATCAATTGACTGATTATAGACATTCACACCCCACTTTTCAGTGGGTCTGAAATCATCATCCTTATTCTTAGGAAGAATCATATTAAGAATGTAGTTCAGTCTCTCGCCATACATTTCAGCCTGTAACTTACCGGATGCAGGCCATATCTCAAGAAGCATTGATTTTCTCTTGATCCACTTTTCAGTAGTGACACCTTCACCATCTTTTTCGATGACAGGCTCATATACAGGATAGTTCTTAAGCGCTGAAAGTCTCATTGGTTCCCCTCCGGCTTCTTTTCGTGAACGATTCCTCCTGCACGAATCAGTCTCAGGTTGTTGAGAGTTGAGAGAATATCTTCATAAGTGGAAGACTGAAAAGTAGATGTAATGCCACCTTCTGAATGTGATGATTCTCCGACCATGCCCTCTCTGAAGTACATGGCACATGCTAGATCAGCCACACAGAAATCCATTGCGGTGATATATACAGTGCGGTTTGTATGTGCAAGAGCACGCTGTTTTGCCATTTCAACATAGATTTTTGCACGCCCCTGACTCGTTCCTGTTCTTTCAGCAACAATCTCAACTAGATCCATAGATTACTCCTCCTGCATCTTAGTGAGAACTGCGACCAATTCCTTTTTAACAAGACTAGAATATCCGCTAACGCCCTTTTCCTTTGCAATAGTCTTTAACTGGTCAACAGTCATATCGTTGAGGTCCGTCACTTCATTGTTTTCTACAGGAGTATCTGCATCATTCTTCTTGTCTTCAATGACACGATATCCCTGTTCGGTATAACGCTGAAGGTCATCCTCGTGGATGACTCTTTCAACGTTGATTCTTTTTACAATGATCATTATGCATCAGCTGAGACGTTAGCAATGATTAGGTCAAGCATGTTGTCCTTTTCCCAGCAGTCATGATATCTTCTATAGTCAATCTGCCAAGCATTTGCATCCTGGTTAGTATCAGGGTCAAATACTCTTGTCTTGTCCTGTTTAGTAACACCGATAACACTATTGATTGGCGCCATTAAGAAGTTTACATTCTTAGCAGTTTCACCCTTTGTATATCCACCTGCGTCTTTTGTTGCTCCAGCATCAACCTTGATAGCTGAATACATTCTGTTCTTTGGTGTAGGAATGAATGTGATTTCATCAAGCTTATAGATGTCTAATGTGATATTTCCAATAGTTAATTTACCTGATGTAAGGTTGCTGTTTACCATCTTTTCCTTTAATAATCTTAAAGTATCATATGTAATATGACAGATGATATCGCCCTGATATCCTTTATCACGGATAGTATCCGCTGCCTTTTCTAATTCAGAAAGAATATTCTGTTCAGTCAATGCAGTTGTTAGGATGTTTGCTGATTTCTTTGCTGTAACATCAGAAACAACCTTAGAAATACGGTAAGCATCTACTTCAGGGGCAACATGTAAACGCTGGAATTCTCCCATGACAGTGCCAGCAGATGCCACAAAGTTAGTTTCATTTACATCCATTGCATCAAGAAGGAACTTTCTTCCACGGTCCTGTGTCATTTTGAATGTTTCATATTCAAGAGTAACAGCACCCTGTTTATATCCTTCATCTCTGTTATAGTCACCTAAGCCGACTAATGACATCTTAGGGATTTTTACCTCTGCACCACCGTCATACTTAATCTGTCCGGCATTGGCATCCATCCATGATGTAAGAGTGAGATGCTCCATCTGTTTATCTAATTCAGTCTGAAAAATAGTTGAATACTCTAATGTGTTAATTGCCATGTTCTATACCTCTTTTCTAAAATTTAAGTGCATTCGCGAATGCCTTTCTTGCATTCTCTTCTTCAGCAGTCAATACATTGTTTTTTGCCTTGTCTAAAGGTGCTTTCCCTTTTAATCGGTCATCAACAGACTGCTGAACCGCTCCCTTGAATGCTTTAGAGAGTCTCTTGACAGATTCATTTACGGAATCAGCATCAGTGTAGTCAATGAAGTCAGCCATGTCTGCTGGAACTCCTGCAGCATTAAGCTGTTCCTTGGCAACTGCAGTCAGTTCTCTACGAGTAATTGCTGCTTCTCTATTGTCAAGATCTTCTTTTCTCTTGTCTTCCTCATACTGCTTCTTTTCATCATCTGTCATCTTTTGAAGCCTTTCGGCTTCCGTATGATCCTTATCCCACTTCTTTCTTGCACGGGCAAGTCTCTTCTGGACGATTCTGTCCACATCGTCTTCTGTGAGGGTTGTTACTTTGGCTTTATCATCTTCCGGTTCACCTGACTGCGCATTATCGGGATTCCCTGCATCGCCTGTATCTTCTTCCCCCTCTTCCCCTTCTTCCGCAAAAAGCTGAAGGTTCAAAGGCATCATATTCTTAATGTATTCTATAATTTAATTCCTCCGTTTATAGTCCGTATGACTGTTATATCCATGCACCTTTTAATGTCATATGCACGTTATGGACAAACAGAAAAAAAGAAGAACATCAATCGCTCTTCTGTCTGCTTCTGTATTTCATCAATGCTTTAGGTTTTCTTTCCTTGGGAGGCGGACAGTACTCTTCATATGTCTCGTGTGAGAGTTTTCCGCATATCATGCACATATATGTCACCTTCTTAACAATGACGTGCCTACGGCTGTCAAAATGACTTTTACAGTCATACTCAAAGTACTGATGATGATGTGGTTTCAATCCTTCAGCCATATGGTTCTCCTTTCTTGAAATTGGGCAAAATAAAAACCGACTAGATAGTCGGCTTATACGAACGGTAATATGTCTTTCAAGTCTTTCATAAATCGCTTGGCTTTTTCAATAGTTGAATTATCAGTAAGGTATTCTATTCCTTTTGGTGTAATCTCACATTTATCAAGGTTGTATATATCTATGTTTTCATCTATATCCTGGTCAATTACTATCCCACTGATATATCCATCATTCAACAGATTCACAATGACATAAGTCCAGTACTTTCTGTTGATCTGCAGATATTTACTGTCATGTCTTATGAGTGATGCATCAATATCCTTCCCATGCTTTAGCTGCATATACAGGTAGGATAGAATCTGATAAACAATTACATGATAATCATCCCTTGCCATGTTGTTCTCCTTTTTTCAAAAAAATAATTGATATCAATCTGTTAATTCACTATACTTACACTTTTTGCATTTTTGAAACGCATCTTCCATTTTATCATCAGATATTTCGTCTAATTCCTTAATGGCGCTTTTTTTTGCTAATTTGGATATTCCCATAAGAGATTCATAACACCACTCACAATCAATGATTCGATTAAATACAGGGCAGTATCTATCTTCTTCAAAATCAACGTTATCTATTTTTTCCATCGTTTAAGCACCTCCAATATAGCCATATAATTATCGCCGTAATCAGTATACTTCATACCTGTTTTAAATATCCATTTATCGCCTCTCAGCATAACAACAGAAGCCCCTTTCTCAGAAATAAATAATTTCCTTTTCCCATTCCATTGATTGAACATCACTAATGCATTGTCTACATATTCTTGCAACTCATCAGAAGTAATGTTTCTTTCTAGCATTCTATCAAATAAATGATTCTTATCTTTTTTTGCTTCATCATCTTTCAAGGCATATCCTTTCACCTTTTCTGGTAACTGAGGAACACCTGGAGCATAATTCCTAATAGAATGCAATAAAAAATCATTGTATGTTAACTTTGGGTTCAACTGTTTGAATTTATAAAAACTTTTCAAATGTTTCCATTCATCAGGATTATTATACTTCAAACTTTGAAATTTCGATAGTGATAGAGGTACATTTTCATTTCCTAATAAATTGACATATTCTTGAAACTGCTTCTTATCACTAGAATAATTCTTGATTGATTTCTCAGCAGTATTAATTGCTTCAGCACTATGCTTTTCAACCATTCTTTTATGCCATTCTTTATAAGTCTCATCTGCTGGAACCTTCATTCTTTCACCTGTGACAGGGTCTCTAGCAAATCTTTCTAGACTATGCATAGTTTCATCATCAAGATTCATAATAGTCGTAGAACGGCACCATGGGTGCATCGGAGGGGCGTTTACACCTATCTTCTTATCATTCACCCTATATACACTTCCGTCCCTCTCACGGCAAATTTGAGACGTTCTAAGGTCTAGTGTTGCAACAAATCTATACTCCTCTATGCCGTAATCCTTGTAAGCCTGAAAGTGCGCTTCATTGTGAATGTATGATGATTCGGTTCTTACAAGTCTTCTAGCTTTATTTCTACCTGATAGGAACTGTTCGTTGATTGAGTCGGTCATTTCCTTCTCTGTCTTTCCTGTGAGGGCTCCTATCATGAGTTCCTCTTTTATTGCATCAGCGACCTTCTGAGTATTGTTCCATACTCTTTCGGAATAGTTTTGTCCTGACCATTTCTTTTTCAGAATGGTTTCAAGAGCGCCTTCATCAATAGGGCCTGTCTGAAGATCTAGACCACTCATTCTTGCAGCTTCATATACTGCATGGTGATAACTGCTTTCATAGACCTTTCGCATTGTCTTGTCTATTGCATCTCTTTCTTTGGATGCAACCGCATTGATTAGCCTGTTTATTGACTTATCAATATCATCTAGCCTCTTCATACGATTCTTATATGCTGGGGCTTCCAATTCTGCTAGTACCTCTCTTTTTTGGGCGCCTGTCTTATTCTTGTATGCTTCAAGCAGTTTTTCGAAATTTCTGCTGTCAGCCTCTGAAAGAAGATTAATAGCCTCCTCTCTTGTTAGATGATGCTTTGAAGCGAATCTATTGAATATTCCCTCAATCTGCTTGGCAGTGTAGATTGCAGCCTTGCTATAGATTACGCTCAAATCTTTAGCGCAGTCCTCAGCTAACTGCATATCCTTGTACATGTTCCTTGCTTCTCGCATCTCCCAGTACTTTATATTTTTGATGTTAGTCATAACAGAACACTATTATTCCTTGTCTTTGTCATCATCATTATCATCTTCCTCATGATCATCTGTTTCTTCTTCATCTTCTGGAGGAGTATTCTGATTTTCGGTATCAAATAACTGCTTCTGTGTTTCAAGTGCTTCCTGTTTTTCTTTTTTGACTTCTTTCATTTCATCATCAACATTTGAAACAAAGTCAAGAAGTGCAAGAAGTGTCTTAGTTGATACAACACCTTTAAGATTCGCAATAATCTGTGATAATTCAAGACGGTTCTGTGGTAATCCTCTTGTAAATACAGGCTCAATCATTGACTGATCAGCAGCAATCGCCTTTAGATTGAGGTAAGTACAGAACATTCTTATACGCTTTTTAAGCCCTTTCTTGTAATATCTCTCTTTTGTCTTTGTAAGTGTTTCAAGTGCTAAAAGCTTATATTGAATAGCAATGCCTGAACTGTTGCCAGCAAAGTTTTCATCTGTCAGATTAGGAACGTGAGAAAGTGAATAGATATCTTCCTTTATTGAACGCTTGAGTGTTTCCACCGCATTCTCGTCAAATGTTCTAGTCAGATATTCAGAGCGTGCATCACTAGGAAGTTCCATAACTCCATTCTTACGGATAGCCTGGAGCGCTTTTGTTGCTTCTTCATCGTCATCACCTAAAAGAGCGCCATAGACAACAAGCACTGCGTCAATGAACTGCTCCTTATCGTTGATTCTGTCAGAGCATAATGTATTGTATGCATCAATCAGAGAAATCTGCTGTTCATAGTCTCCAATGCAGTCCATGTTGTTTCTATATTCAATGATAGGGTCCTCACCTAAGAAATGTTGGTAAGGCTCACCTAGTTCTGAAAACTCGCCTTTTTCGAATTCCTCATTGCATGTGATTCCGATTCTTGTGACATAGTTCTCACTTGTAACTGTCGCAATGATATTGAACCTGTCAGTAGAATCATCTTTTTCAATCGAATAATAAACGCTGAATAGTTCATGCTGTTCAATTGAGGAATCGAAAACCTTGAATGTTGACAATGGGTCAAGTGTCTTGGTCATCAGCTTGCTTTCATGCTCACATAGATAGACATATTCATAAGCGACACCAGCACGTGACATATTGATAGCATTGCATGAATCTGTATCATCTGTTTCAGCATCAATAAAAGCACCTGTCAGCTTGTCAATATTGCCGTCTTCTGTATTCTTCTTGAATGTGATAGGGTTTGAAAGAAAATAGCCCGTTGCTGTATCTGAAATATCTTTAGCATGGTTTACCATGATCTTATTATTCGGCTGGTTCTTGAACTTCTTTTTCCTGTTCATGATGGCATGCTTACCAAAGTAATAGCCGACATTTTTCAATATCTCAGGAGCACGAATACTATAATGCTTACTAATGAGACGAAGGATCATGCTTCTGTCTATGTTTGTCTCGTCGAATTTTTCTCGTGGAATCGTGAAAGTATAATACATCTTTTAAAATCTCCTCTTTCCTGCTCTTGCCTTCTTCATAAGGATTTCATTTTCTATAGCATATCTAACCGCATCTATAGTGTGGTTGTTTCTGTCGGGGAAGTCCCCTCTAAGGTTGCCGTCTCTATCCATTTCAATTTCATAGTCATTGAATTCACGTGCAGCATTGGGGCATCTAACAGGATCTATAATTATCTTGTCTAGGTCCTGAAGGAACTTTATTCCATTGTCTACACTGTCAGCGCCTTTCTTTGCACCGATGATGTTGAGACCTAATAACTTGAATTCATTAATGGTTCTTGGTTCAGCTGAATCAGCAGTGACTAGCTTATTGAGTGGGTTAATCTCTTTTATGAGTTTCACGGCCTTGGCATTTGATAGTCTAGTTCCATATACCTCACCAAAAATAAAAAGACGCCTGCGCGTCTTGTCATAGTTTGCTTTGACATATGCCAATGGGTCACCAGCATAACCAAAGTCCAATCCGTTTTTTAATCTATCGAATACCTGTATTTCCTCGTCGGTTATCTCACGTATATCAAGATTGGTGAAAACCTCGCTACCTGTACCGGTTACCTCTCCCAAATAGTCATGTTTATACTTATCAGGCTTTGTCTCCTTCATGTGGTTGGCTTCAATTAGAAACTGCTCTCCAAGCCACTGCGGTGGCGCCTGTAAGTAAGTTGTATGGGAGACATATGTATCATCCCTTTTCACTAGAACTTGCCTGTTGCACCAATTTCTTTGCGATTCGGGTGGGTTAAATGAATAGAATACACAATACTCAGGACCACCACGCAGCAATGACTGATTGATATTGGTTATCTTGTCATATGTTTCGAATTCGTCACATTCTTCATACCATACGTATTTAACATAGCCGACAAACACCTTGATAGATTTCAACTTCTTAGGATTGTCAGCACCTTTGAATATTATCTGTTGTCCTGTCGGCCTGTATGTCATCTGCAACTTAGATTCAGGTATATCCCAATCTTCTTCAGCCTTCAGCATGAATATGCCCCATTTAATCTGTTCATAGACTGAACCCCTTAAAGTGTCCTTTACACGTCTGATAACAACGGCATTACTCATTACACCACGTTTCGCATCTCTCATAATCCCTAGAGGAATCTCTGTGCCAATGAAAGAAGATTTTAAAGAACCACGTCCACCTTTAAGCCAGTAGTGTGTATATGCATTAGTCTTAACATATTTATGAAGATCATAGAACGCTGGGCCTATAATGTCAGAAAGCTTTGCTTTATTCGATGTCATCTATAATTACTATCTGTCCATTTGACTTGATGTCAAGACTACTGCCAGGTTTATTACCGCTCAAGTCTCTAATGAATTCTGCTGCCTTAGTGTCGCCCTTCATCGCCTTTTGAACCTGTTTAATGAGTATTGCGTCCTGTACAGTCACATTCTTGCCATTCAATGCAGCAAAGTTCTTAATTGTGTCTACATCGGCTATCTTACCTGATTTGAGAGACATGGAAAGAAGTGATGCAAGATTGTCTTTCATTGCCTTCTTTTCTCTTCTTGCCTTGACAGATGCAAGTCCGCCCTTTCGGCCGTTCTCTCTTCTTTCTTCTGGTGTCATGTTTGCGAACTCACTTTTTGCCATTGCTATCACCTGCCTTTTTGTTTATTGATTTTTTACTTGCTAAATTTATTTTAAATTCACACATTTTCAATAACAAAAAAGCAACCCTTGACGGATTGCCTTCTCTTATACTTCTAAATCTTTAGATTCGATTTTATAAAAAGGAGCCCTTAAAGAGCTCCTAAATCTTAGCAGTCAACCGGAATCGAACCGATGCCTTGTCTATCAACCTGTTCTGCCAGCCTAAACTATCTTCTGCTAAGGTAATCATGCCATACTTTTTTAACGCTTTCAACCATTTTCTTTTCTTCCTTAGTTAATCTAGTCGCACCTTTTTTGCCATCATTCTCATTATGAAAATATCCGTGATGTACATGAGGGTCCAAGCCCGCATGTTTATGTCCAAAATTTATTTCTTTGACATGCTTGTTTTCTTTGTCGAAATATACAATTTTTATTAAATCATCTCCACCAGTAAGCGCATATACCCTTCCTTTTGTCATTGTTTCCAGAAGACTTTCGGAATCTCTTGAATTCGATTGAATAAATTTAACATTCCCACTTACAAGTGCTTTACCATTAGAATCTTTTACAGCATGAAATTGTGAGCCGTATACATTTCTCTTTTTGCTTATTCCACTTGATGCACCTCTACCACCCATTTTTTATACTTCCTTTTATTTTTTCTAGTACTTCATTGAATTTATATTTGATATCTCTGCGTTTAAGATAGTATGCCAAATGTCATTTTAAACCTTTCGAGTGCCTTTAACATTACATTGCACTCCAATATAAACGATGTCTATTTACACCTTTTTTACTGCTTCTTACACTCTCGCTTTTAGTGAATTCTTCACGCTTTTTTCGATAGTCAGCATTCATTTTTTCAATAGCTTTATCAGATAGAACAGAAGCTTTACCTTTTCCAATCTTGTTCACACGCTTAATAACGGCATCGACGCTTCCGACCTTATCATATAATGCCTGTGCAGGGTCTTTAGAGCCCACGCCTTTTAACATATTATGAATCCCATCCGCCTCTACAGCTGGTAGAACTTTTCCATTAATAACCTTATAGTGGCTTGTTCTTCCATTTTTGTCAGTAACGCTAAAGCCATTATATTTTGCATTGCTCGCTTTGCCTCTTCTTATTCCACTTGATGCACCTCTACCACCCATATATATTATGCTCCTTTCGATATATGATTTATATATTCTTTAATTTTTTCATTTTTTCTGTCACATGATTATCATAGTATTTTACATTAGCCCCCTTGAAGTCATAGCCAATGTCACCACCATAAACAAGTATGTTCTTTGGCTTCAGCCTCTTCATAGCTTCGTCCATGCCCTGTGTCCATATCTTTGTGGCTTCCTTGCTGCGCTTAACTCCAATAGTAGAAACTGAAATTGTACTATTTGGAGGAATACCATCAAAACAAAAAGTAAATGTTTCTGGTTCAGCCCATGATACAGTAGGAATCACTCTAAGCCCTCTGTCCTGATAGATCTGACCGATTAAACGGCTCCTGTATACATTCCATATCTTCATGGCCATAGGCATATCCATGTAAAGAGAAAAGTCAGGAGTAAGAATACAGTCAAACTGCGCTAGCTTATCAACATACATCTGAGGAGATGCCCAAATTCTTTCAAATTGATAGTCATCAATGTAAAAATGAACACCTGATTCATATCTATCAGAATTCAATACATAATTGAAACCAACAAGATCATCAGGAACATAGTCAATTCTTTCAAGTGTAGGCATCTGATAGAATCCTATTGCTCTAAGTTCATCATATTCATCCAAGTTATATGCGTTCCCTGTTCTTTCTCTCTCGTTTGACTTTTCGGAATCGTCTTCTTCAGGTTCTTCAAATTCAATTGACTCAAACCCAAATGAATCCATGTCTATATTGATAATGTCATCAAGTTCACCGCTTAGGATTTCAAAATCCCATTCAGCTTTCTCTGATACCTTGTTATCTGCTAGTCTAAAAGCCTTAATCTGCTCGTCTGAGAGGTCATCGGCTACTATGCATGGAACTGTCTCAAGTCCTAGCTTTAGCGCTGCTTTAAACCTTGTATGACCGCACACGATGATATTATTCCTATCAACAACTATAGGAACCTTAAAACCAAACTCCTTGATGCTGTTCATCACCATTGGAACGGCTTCATCATTCCTTCTAGGATTACGACTATAAGGGATTAGATCAGCAATAGGCTTCTGCGTTATCTTGATGTCATTCATCTGTTATTCTCCTTCCTGGTAAAATAAAAAGGCACTTATACAAGCGCCTTGAAATCATAGTTCCCTATCAAACTATTTCCACATGTTATATGTTAGCACCTTTATATTACTAATGCGTTTTGATTTCATGACTTTTCTATACTTTCTGTTACATTTTTATCATTTATAACTTCAGATAATTCGATGATACCAGAATAAAGAAAGTGTCTTACTGTTCCCACTGAATACTGCATCAAGTCGGCTATATCATAATCACTCATTAGTTCAACATACTTATAAAACAATGCATCACGATGATTCATGTTGTCTAGTTTCTCAATATCCTCACAAATAAGAGACATCTGAGCAATATACTTATCCTTCATCATGATGTAATCGTTCTGAGTCTTAGGCTCTGAATATGAACCGCTAGGACTGTCATCATATCTGATTGATTTAACATTAATCATCTTGTTATTGATGTACTCCACTCGATTGCGCATATTCCTATAGCTTTTAAGATAGTTTCTTGTCTCTTCTGGCGTCATCTGATTACCTCCTATTCAAAAATAAAAAATAAATAAATCACTATCACCAGTACGAATAAAATGAAAAACAAAAATTAACCTCCTTTCTGGAGAAGAAGAAAACAGTCCTTTACTCTTCCTATTGGTTTTCAATTTGTGTCTTCTCTTCTCCCAGCAACACCATAGCTTTAGTTGGATAGCAAAATTAACGCTTCTTACTCTTATTCAATTTGCAAAGTAAGGTGAAGAGATGGAAGCAAAGCCATGACACTGCTGTTGTTTGTTGGTTTTAGAATAGAAAAATATGTTAGGGCATCAAGTTCATGAGAGGATCTTGCTTTTAGAAACAAATCTATTAAGAGTAATCCATATAGATTTTCTTATTTTAAATTTTCTTATGAGTTAAATATAGAGAACTCAATGCCCTGTTTGATTATCTGATGAACTTCTTTTGAATCTCTTCAAGAACCGTGTAGCAACTCTTTCGCTGCACTCTGTCATTGATTCTTATTCTTGATGTAACAATGCTTATAACTCTATCACTGAAGCTTGTATGATTAATGACTGCAATAATATCATCAGCATCAATCGGCATTCCCTTGTATTTAAGTTCCCCTTCTTCCTTTTTAGGAACAAACGTTGAAAGCCAGTCAAGTCTTGCCTTTGCTAGACTCATAGTGCTGTACTCTTCCTTGTGAATCATCTTATTCTTATAAAAGAAAACGATTGCACACAGTCCTCCTTCTGGCCATCTAGGAGGCAACTGGAATTCAAAGGTGCATTTATCTAAATTGATGATACTGAACGTTCTGCGCATTCTTATCATGTCATTCTCGCTCATAGGCGCTCTAAAGTAGTCCCATACTTCAACTAATCTAGCCACTTCTATACCTCCCTGATTGTCTCATGATAACGATATTCAAATAATTTCTTCTTGATTTTATAGACGGGTGTTCTGAGACCTTTGACGTCCTCTATTACCTTTTCATCATCTCTGTAATAGACGAAGTCGGCCACGTATGTGATTGGTCTTCTTTTCCTCTTCTTTCCATCAATTACAATCTCAAATGACGGTATAAGTTCAAACTGAACCTGAAGAGACAGGTCCCTAATGCTTCCCATCTCTTCGAGTTTCTTGAGTTCTGTATATCTCTTTGCTTCTTTTCGGCTGTCAAAGACAATGCCGTCAACTACCGCCTTCTTAGCCTTGTATTTATTCTTGATCATTAGAATTGAATGTCATCCTCTTCTAATTCGTAATTATCATCCTCGAACTGCTGAATTGGTTCATTAGGCACATAACTATTACTTTGTGGCTGTGGTGCAGCAGTAGCTGTATTGTTATTTCTTGTACTAATAAACTGTACAGAGTCAGCAATTACTTCTGTTACATAGACTTTTTGTCCTTGATTGTTCTCATAGTTTCTTGTTTGGATTCTTCCGTCTACTGAAACCATCGAACCTTTAGAACAGTAGCGCTCTGTGTTTTCTGCAATCCTGCCCCAACAAACACAATTGATGAAATCAGCTTCCTGATCATCACTCTTGAAGTTTCTTTCTACTGCTAGATTGAAAGAAGTGACTGCCTTTCCACTCCCTGTTCTTCTTAGTTCAGGGTCTCTTGTAAGTCTTCCGACTAATAAAGCACGATTAAGCATTAATAGTGTTCCTCCTTGTCTTTTCTTGTCATAAGTTATTATTCTCCTTATCTTCTTCTATGCCATTCGCAACGACCGATACAATAACGAAAACTGCAATTGCAATCACAGATACCACAATAAGAACGCCAACAATCAGCATAACGATAGCAAACACAGAAAATACATTTTCTAATACCTGCAATAAAAACATCTATATCACTCCTCGTCTAAATCACAAAAATAATCAAGAAACTTATCATCAGTAAATGTTATCGTTGTAGGGTCAACACGATGGATATTGCCTTTTCCGTCTTCGATTAGAGCGAATACTTGACTAATCTGCCCTCCTGGATGTCCACCAATAGCAACGGATTCTCCTATAACGTTTGACCACTGTTCAAAACAATGAAATAGATAATTTTCATTTTCATATCTGCATGTTCTATAGAAACTCACCATAATCACTCCCCCTTATCTGATAAATAAGTAAATCATTAGCACTAGTGTAGCAACATAGGCTGCTGCAAGAATAAAGAAATCTCTGTTAGCTGCTTTATTGCTTTTGACAAGCTTATTATTCAGTTTATGAAGATCATCCATTTTCCCACAATCTTCTCTATAGAAATTCAATACAGTAGCATTTGCTTTCATTAGGGTTGTTTTTTCTCTTTTTAGAGTATTGTTTTCTTTTTTTAAATCTTGGCATACTTCTTCAAGTTCTCCATATTCTTCTTTTAAAAAGGAATACTCTTCTTCTAGCTTCTTATATTCGGCTTCCTTTTCTTCTACAATTTCCTGTACTTTTTCGGCACTAAAAACCATATTTACTTGTCTCCTTTCAATTTAAAATCTTTGATATATCTATCATGATTATGTTGTCTTATATATGATTGCAAATCCCAGTCATTGAAATTGCCTCCCCAAACCCAATAACTTTTCCATAAAATATAAGACTCTGAACATACTTCACGCCATCTCAATTCGTTTAAATAATCATCGAAACGTAATACCTTAATTTTTTTTACAAAAAAGTCATCACTTAACTTTAACGTTAGAACTTTTAAATCTTCACTTAAGTATTCAGTTTCCCAGTTACCATCATCTTTTAAAAACTGTTCAATTTCTTCATAATTCTTTAGCATGATTATTTAACCCACTCCTTTCACTTCTAAGTCTTCAATATATTCATCATTTTTATGTGCAGTTAAATATTTTAATAATTCTGTATCTGAAGTATTAGGACTGTAATATAGATCATCAGGATAAAAGAACTTAGTAAACTGCGTATACCATCCACTTTTTTTAAAATATTTATTAAAACCCATCACTTGAATTTTTCTGACATATAATTTAGGTGTTAATTTTAAAGTCAACATTTTAATATCAGGTGTTAAATACTCAACTTCCCAGTTCTTCTCATTTCTTAAGAATGAGGTTCTTTCTTCTTTATTCTTCAGCATCATTGACCACCTCACAATTTTCTAAAACATCTTTGATCAGTGTAGGTGTACTGTCTTCCCATTGAACGAATTGGAATAACTTATTAAACATCACCATGCCGTACATATAACGACCTGACCACCAATCATTAACTTTATTTTTTACCGGTTCGAAATCAAAGATGCAAAGCTTACCATCTTTATTTCTAACGATATACATATGCTTAGTATTGTCTGATAGATATTTCAAAATATCATATTCCAGTCTTGTTAACTTAATAGGCTCTTTATATTCAGATAAAAGCCATTTAACTTTTCTAGTGCTGCACATAATAATTACACCATCAGAATTATTCAAACGTGAGAATCGGCAATTTCTACAGCCTAACGTTCCACAATCAACAATGTTGTCAGCAAGTCCAAATTCGTTATTGTGCTTATTTATTTCTTCTTTAAATCTTTCTGCATTAAGCATTACTCTGTCACCTCACATGTACCTAGTAATTCATTTATTTCAAATAATTCGCCTTCTCTTAGGAATTCAAATAACTTCTCACAAAGAGGAACACAACTTAGTGGTTCATCAAATCCTTTATCAGGAGAGAACCAAGTGCCATCCTTATCAACTGGCTTTAATGTGAAGAACGTGATTGTAAAATCATCATCACGTGATACCCATTCATACCCTTCAGATAGCATATATTCAAGTAAGCCGTATTCCAGAGCATTCATTTTTATCTTGTGCTTTGTATACAACCATCTAACAATATTGATTTTTGAACACACGAATTTAGCTCTTTTATCTATCAATCCCTTTTTATCAGGACAAAATACACATTTATCGCACGATCCTTCTTGCCCACAGCAGAATAACTCACCGCTTGATTTATCTACCGCAAATTTAAAGCCTCTGGATTTAATTTCATCTTCATAAAATTCAAAATTTGTCATGTTATAAACCCCCTCCTAGTTCTTCCATTGATTTTCTTAATTCAGCAACCTCTTCATCAGAGACTTGCTCTTCATCATTTCCGTATAGTCCTTCCGCTAATCGCCTTAATTCTTCTTTATCCTCTTCAGTTACTCTTTTTTTAAGTTTCTTTTTCTTCTGGTACCATTTCTTTTCTTTTGCTACTGCTAAAGCAAAGTTCTTTAGATTGGTTATTTTCTCAAGTCCATAGAGTTTGCATGTTTCTATTACTTCATCGGCAACTTCTTCAAAGTCATTTTCAATAAGAAAAGATTTTAAATCAGACAAGTCAGAGTCACTGACAGACAGTCTTCTTTTATTCTTTATTTCTTTTATTCTTTTATTCTTATTACGTCCTACCTCTTGTCCTACTTCTTGTCCTACCTCTTGTCCTACTTCTTGTCCTACCTCTTGTCCTATTTTTAGGACACTAGGTGAGACACGGTTCTGATATTTATCCCAGTTTTCAACTGTTATAAGAGTGCCTTTTCTAGATATATCTAATTTGATTTTTCCGCACTCTTCTAAGAGATGAAGATATTTAGTAATGGTGTTTTTTGCCATCCCACATCTTTCTGATACCTGTCTAAGAGACAAGATGCATTGTCCTCTTTTGATAAGCTGGCCATGATGATAGTAATCAACAGGATTGGCATGAAGAAGGATGTCAATCCAAAGGTGTAGCATTTTTGAATCATGATAGACTTCGTCGTAGTCCATCATGTATAACTTGATCCATCTTCTTTTTTCATCCATCCCTCATGTCTTCCTTTCTTTAATTAGAACTGTTCGTAATCAAAATTATCATCAAAGTCACCGAATTCAGCATCGCCAAAATCAGTATTGACCATCGCCTCTTCTAGAACCTTGTCATCTTCTTCATGTGGCTGTGGTGCTTTAGGCGCTGAACTTTCATTTGCGATTGCTTTAGGCGCTTCTTCATGTGCCTGTGGTTCTTCATCGTTTACAAATGTAACAGGAGCATCAACATACTCTTTTGTACCGTCACTATTGATTACTGCCATATCGGCATCAATAGCATTCTGCAAATCAATTGACATGATACCCCACTTACTGATCAGCTGACGAAGCATAGTCTTGTATGCCATTCCGTCAAAGTCTTTAGACCAGAATGTCCAGTTAGTGCCTTTTCTTTTATCTGCTGCATATCCTTGAGAATACTTAAGCGCATGTGCTTCCATCTTCTCTTTAGACCAGTACATTGTCTTTCTGAAGCCGTTTGTATATTCAAACATTGCATAATAGCCGACTGTCTTAGCGGACTCTCTCACAAGTTCATCATCAATCAATCTGACTTCAATCTCTTCATTTAGAGGGTCATAACGGATTAATTCACCTTCCTTAATCGAAATAACATTTAATTTTCTATACTGTCCACTTCTGATAGCTAGCTGAATGTAGCCTTTATAACCTAATTGGAACTGTGCCACTGTTCCTCTCTTAGTCTTGTAAGGTACAAAGTAGTACTGTCCTAACTGAGGGGAAGGAGATAAGTTGAGCGCTTCGCCAAGGAATGCAGCAGTAATGATACTATTAGGCTCACATTCCTGAAGCTTTGGATCATTGACAACTGTAGAAGTAATAGAAGCGATGAAACGTGTTCCATTCTTACCGCCAACAACATCATTGATTTTTCTCTGTACTGCTGGGCTTGATACAAAAGCACTGAATTTTGCTTTGTTTGTTGTGTCTTTTCTTAAACTGTTTTTAACTGTCATTGTTATTTACCTTCTTTCTTCTTTCTAGGGAATCTTAAATCATAATCGAAACAACCATCATATTTGGCTTTGAGGTAGTCTAGAGATGTTTTTAATTCATTTAGTGCAGCATTTGTTCCTACGATTTTACCAACCAACATCTTTAGAGGTTCATTTTCTTCTGGAGAAGCATTTACTGTCTTTTCTTGCTGCTTAACTTCTTCCTTCTTTGCTTCTTCTTCCTTTTGATGTTCCTGTTCGTCACGTCTGTTGATGATTTCTCTAAATCTTCTTTCTAGGAGTGGCTTAATGTCTTCAAAAGAGCCGTTTCTTAACTTATCTTTATAGATACTCACATCAATCATCTCTTGATCAACATCGGTTTCTTTACATCTAGCCTCTAAATAGATGTCTAAAGACTCACAACGCTGTAAGTATGATTTATATGTTTCTTTAGTTCTTTCACATTCCTGTTTGATTGCATCTACTAATGCTTTGGTTGGCTTCTTATTGTTGATGAACTTCTTTAATGAGCTCCAGCGTGGATCAATAGAGAAAACCTTAGTTGCACAGTATCCATCAAAGTCATCTCTATGCACATAATCATTAAGAGCCTTGTTACAGAGTTTTCTTACAACCATTTCATTCTCTGCTACTTCCTTGTCTGTAAACTGCTTAATGTCATCAGAAAGCACCTTGATAGAAGATTCAAACATCTTTAACACTTCTTTCATTTCATTTTCAAAGAGAGTGTAGCCTTCCATTGCTTTCTTCTTAACTTTCTTTTTCTTCTCATTGACATCGTTCATTTCTTTCTTTAATTTTGAAACAGTATCAGATAACTCTTTATAGTTGTCTGCAGTTACAACGATGCCGTCATAACGCTTTAGGTATGACTTGACTGCTAGCTTGAACTGTTCAGCATTGCCCTCAACCTTTGAAGGAATCACATCAACTATGCTTAGGTCAGGCATTTCAGCTACTTCATTGACATCTGCATCAATAGGCTGTGCATCTTCTTCATCGATGATTGCATCCTTGAACTTCACCTGTTCGTATCTGATGTCAATCTGCTTGTCAGCGAATACTTCACCATTGTCATTAACTGCAGTGAGTGCTGTGATTGCTCCAAAAGGCCATGCCAATTCAGTTACTGGCTTTCCTTCCGCAATCTTCTTGTGATCATCAGCAAGCATGACCTTGAGAAGCTCAAAATCAATCTTGTCTGTTTCGATTCCGATGTGACCGCCATATAAGCGGTCTTTAATTTCTTGTTTAAATCTCATTCTTTTTTCTTCCTCCTATAGAAAATTTGGTTCAATATCTTCCACGATGTGCTTTTTCCAGAAGGCTTCTTCATCAGCCTCTAGCTGCATTAAATCCAAAAGCACCTCGCTTCTTTCAATTCTTCTAATAATTGTCTTGGTTTCATCACACCACGGCATCATGGCAATAGCGAATAAGACAACGAATTCAGCACCTGTCACGTTCATATAGTGCAAGCACTGGCAGTAATATGTCTGAGGCATTGAATCATCGCCCCACTCTTCTTGGAAGTACTGCCACTTGTTAATGGTTGTTGACTTTATTTCAAGTATTCCGCTTGATCCATCTTCCTTACGAATAAGAGCGCCGTCCAAGTTGGCTCGCATCCAATCCTTATCCTTGCGAGATAAGGAGTAATCCTTTGTATCGATGACTTCATAGTCATCGCCATAGAGTGCTTCAAATAAATTGAACATTACAGGTTCTAGACGGTTTCCCATCTCAATGGCATGATTTGAGACCTGAGGTCTTTTCTGTCTGCCTGTCTTATCTTCCCAAAGCTCATGAAGAGTGGTGTAGCGATTGACACCTTCAATGATTCCAGCATCAGAGCCACCAATTCCCTTTCTTCTTTGGGATAGCCACCCTTCTTTTGTCTTTGGAATTTCTTCATAGATGCAGTCGAACAATCCTTTGAAGGAAGTCATCGCATTTCCTCTAAAGCTGCGATTACATCTTTAATTAGAGCCATGCCGCTGTCTCCAGTAACGTCAATGAACACTTCTTGGTTACCTTCATAAAGTCTGACAGTGACCTCTTCATTGCCGTTCTTGTCCTTGTGGTAAAGCATTTCAGCGATTTCATCGCTCCACTTTCTAGTTCTAGTGAGAGTCTCAAACAGACTCTCTAGAATATCTTTCTTATTCTCCATCTACGTAATCCCCTCCGAACAAGCTATCTAGCGCTTCTAAGATATCAGAGACTGCATTTGCATCCCCCAGCGGTCCAAATGCCTCAATTGCATCATCTGGGCATTTATATACCTTGTTTAAAATTCTAATGAATTCCTTTTCTTCTCCTTCATCGTCAAACCCATTAGTGAAGCCCCCTTCTTTTGCAGCTTTAACGATGTAAGCAAAGAGTAATAAGTACTGCCATGTGTTTCCTGTTCCTGTTACTTTACAGTTCCCGTCTTTAATCTCAAGATGTAGGAATGGTGTTTCTATGTGTTTGAGCATGTTATTTATCCCCCTTTAATCCGATGTATTCTAGAAATAGGATGTTTAATCCTAATGAGAAAGCACTTGAGACATGTACAGCTGTACTATCCCAATTGCTTCCTGATGTGATCATTGAGATAACTGTCCCCAAAACGAATGCGTTAAACGCAATTAATAAGATTCTTTTACTATTCATAATTTCCTCTTTCCGTGATATACTTATCACTGTCTGATTTTTATCAATCTTTTCCAAGATTGAGCGGAGCACACGATGCCAGTCGTGTGTTCTTTTTTTGTGCTCATAAGCACTTAGCGCCAAAGAAAGCATTTATTTGATCAACAGACAAATTATTTAAAAAGGATTGATATATTCAATGTAAGATACACATACGAAGGGTATTTCCAAAAAAATGAAAACGAAACATTCTACAATAATATTATTTGCCTTCTTTGGCTTTAGGTGCCTACGAGCAACTAAAGCTACTTATTCAATTGTCTTTCTTTTAGTGAGCTCCTCTACCACTGCTGCAATCAACTTATCTGAAGGAGCTCTATAATAATTGTTCATGTAATCCATGAAAGCCTTTCTAGGAATGTAAGTACTTCTTTTTCCTGAGTCATGTTTTACTACTGAACCAGGCATTACACCTTGTTCGATAGCGTTCAGGATGAAGTCTCTACTTTTCTTAGTGATTCTCATTACTTCCTCAACACTGATACTCCATTCATCCATGATGATTGCCTCCTATTGAAGGAACTTATTAATAAAATACTGCTGACCCTTGCCAGTAACCTTTGGGGTCTTGGTTGTGATGTTTACACCTGAGCCATTAACGTAAGAGCCTTCCTTGATTTCAAAGAGACCTAAGTCCATGGCTTTCTGTGTAGGCATGTTGTAATCAGTACCCTGGCGCTTGATCAGATAGCCTTTTTCTCTGAGCCATGCAAATAATCTCTTCTGACCCATGTCAATGCCATTCTGTTTTAAGATTTTGGCAAGTTCACCAACAAGGATAGAAGTATGGCTAGTTGCTACTGCATCAGCAAATACCACCTTTGGCTTCATCTGCTCAATCTGCTTGTCTTTAGCAGCTAGAACGCTTTGAGCCTCGATTAATGCCTTAGCCATTAATTCCTGTCCGCTTAGTTCCTTCACTTGGTACTGTCCCGTTTTTCTTAATGCTGGGAGTACTTCAGATGTAACCCAACGTTTGAATTTCTTGGCACTTGGTAACTTGCTTGATAGAACTAAGCTGTATAAACCTGATTCATTGATGACAGTCATTTCCTGAACACCGCCAAGGGTGCCCTGAATTGGGGCGTCCTTTTTATCTTCACTATCAATATGGGTTGCAATGGCATTTCTAGCCTTGCTATATCCCAATGCTTCCGCAACATCTTTCCCAACAAACCAAGGCTCATTGTTGAGCAAAAGACTTCTTACTTCATGACTTTCAAAATTAAATAATTGTACTTCGTTCATTTTGTTTCTCCTTCCTTGATTTTAATTCTACTATTAGTAGAGTAACAAGGTAAAAAAATACAATCCAATGGGATTCCATATAATTGTGACATTTTATGCATTGAAGGAATTCCAGGAATTGTTTTTCCGTTTTCCCAGTTAATTATAGTAGATCTTGAAACTCCTAAATTAGAAGCAGCTTGCTCTTGCGTGTAGCCTGCATTAACTCTAGCTGCTTCTAAAGTGATATTAATTTTTTCCAACGGTATTACCTCCTACTTCTTTAATAAGCCAATTAAACAAACAATAACTACGATATTTAGTACAATTTGTAATGTATCAAACATAATTTGCATAATATTATCTCCTTTCGTCTCTGATATATATTGACAACAGCGAAACAAAAAGTTAGTATCAATCAGAGAGAGGAAGAACCTCTCCCCAACCGTTATTTCATAATATCTTTTATCAAGTTAATTATTGAAATAATAAGGTTGATGATTGATGTAGCAAGTGCGATGTGGGTCAAACGCAATTCGTACTTGCTTTTTCTTTTACGCTTTTTCTTCACTGATATGTCCTCCTTTCTACAAATACTATTATACTCTACTTTTAGTAGATTGCAACAAAAAGTAGAAAATATTCTACAAAAAGTGTATTGTGTTACTCTTATTGTGGTATACTATATATAGAAAGGAGTGAATTTCATGTCAGATGACAAGTATAAATCTGTTTTTGCTGATAACTTAAATAAATTAATGAGAATCAAGGGAATCACACAGACAGACATTATTAATGATTTAAAAATTAACAAATCTACAATTTCAACATGGTGCAATGGTTCTAGATTGCCTAGAATGGACAAAGTACAATTAATTGCTGATTATCTAGGAGTTAGTAAGTCAGATTTAATTGAGGAAAAAGAAACCAAAGAAGAAGCAATCAATTGTAACAACATCTATAAACTAGACAAGATTAAACTTCCTATGCTAGGTAAAGTTGCATGTGGTGAGCCTATCTTTGCGGATGAAGACAGAGAAAGTTATATAATGATTGGTACTGATATTGGTGCTGATTTCTGTCTCCAATGTCAGGGCGACAGTATGATAAACGCAAGGATCCATGATGGTGATATTGTCTTTGTGAAGAAAACTGACATAGTAGAGAATGGAGAGATTGCTGTAGTAATCATTGATGACGAGGCTACACTAAAAAGATTCTTCTATTATCGTGAACAGAATCTAGTTATTTTGAAACCTGAGAATCCAAAGTATCAGGATATAATCCTTACTGGAGAGCAGTTGGAACAAGTCAAGGTTATCGGAAGAGCCGTCGCATTCCAAAGCGATGTAATTTAAATTGATAGGAGGATTATAAATTATATGCAAGAAAAGAAAATGAAATATCAAAGATACAAACGTGGACAGATTGTATTGATTGACTTCAGTCCTTCTATGGGTAGTGAATTGCGTGGCAAACATTTTGCAATTGTAATAACAAAGAAAGACTCCCCTAATAATGGTGTCTTGACTGTCATACCACTAAGTTCCAAAGAAAAACCTTACTATTTAGATATAGGAAATTTTGTTTCGAAACAGGTTTATCCGCAATTATTAAATATTACTAGAGAATTATATACAGCATTAGCAAATTTGGATTCATCTGATGAAAATGAATACAACGTTGAAGACGTTCAAAAAGTCATCAATAATGTTAATGAATTTAAAAAAGTCGCAAACATATACATTAACAAGAATAAAAAATCATTTGCATTGGTACAAAATATTACAACAGTAAGTAAAATAAGAATTAAAAAACCTGTAAATCATTATGATCCAATCAAAAATTTGATTGCTGATAGTCTGATTCTTGATTTAGTTGATAATAAAATAAAAGAATTATTCATCAATGATAAATAGCAAAGATATAATAACGAGGTTTGACAATAGCCGCTTTGTGTGATAACATCTAATTGAACAAGAGCTATACGCTATTGTTATTTACACAACGGCCTAGCGCCATTGAAGGAATCTCGTTAGAGGTTCCTTTTCTTTTTATAAAAAAAGCACCCTAGCGCCAACTAGGATGCTGATAGTGATACGCCAATATCACTCATATAAAAGAACCATCTCATAAAGTCCTTTTACGTACTCAATTATATCACGATTGGCACGTT